GTGCCATTTCTTACTTCTCTTAACACTGCTTGAAGTTCTGAGGCTACAATGTTTTCATCTAACACACCATATTTAATACCTTCGTTTATGTTATCTAATAATCTTAATTCAGCTTGTGCATTACCTTTACCAGCATTAAAAATATCATCGGCTACCATTGCAATAGCATCTGTTGCTGAAGCTCTACCACCTAAAACGCCTCTTGCAAGAGGAAACATCATGGCAGAATAAAAGTTTCTAACTTGTGTTTCTGGAGACAATACGGTTTTACCATATTGTACTCCTGTTTTTAATTGTAATAAATTTTTGTAAACACCATTTTGTATCCAAGCATCTAATGGTCCTTTTGATGTAGTAATAGCTTCAACTAAATCTGATGCACCATATAAAGGTTTTTTAACATCTGTAAGTAATGATTTCATTGCGCCTAAACCTTGTGCTGATGAAACTTTAACAGGATTTAAAATACCTGCTCTTTTGGCTGCTTCTTCTGTTCTGAATAAAATACCTGCTTTTTGTAAAGCACCAGCTAGTTTATCAAACAATAGTTTATTTGTGGATTGTGTTACCATTGATGATACAGTTGTCATCACTTGTGATCTAATATTATTTTGTTGACCAAGTAAGTTTTTAATAACTGTAGGTAATTCATCACCTGTTGCAATAAAATTTTTCATTCTAATAAGTTTACCTATTTCATTTAAATTTTTAATAGGATCGTACATATCAACTTTACCAAGTCTTAATATTTCTCTAACCATTTCTTCTGCTTGAAGTTCTCTAGCTCTGCCTTGTGATACACCTGGACCTTGATATACTTTTTTAGCTTGCACTCTAAGCGCAGCTCCACCTTTACCATTAATTAAATTAAGAGCAAATTGTTTTGCTTTTTTAAATAATGCTGAATTTTCAGGAACTGCATAACCAGGGTTTTCAAATATTGCAAAAGACTTTCTCATGTAACCTTTTACATTTTTAAGAACAGCACTTCTTAAATCACCAGATGGTAATAGGTCACCAAATGTTTTTCTAATAGCATCCATGTCTTTTTTTAATGCTTGTGCTGTTATTCTTAATTCTTTTGGTAATGCTTGTAGGGTTTTTTGATTTTTTAAATATTGTAATACTCCATCTAAATAATAATCTTGACTAGCAGGAGAGTTTTGTATCCCTTTATTGTATCTACCTTCAAAAGATTTAGCTAAAGCATAAGATCTTTTTTCTATACTTTCTAATAATTTTTCTGTTCTTCTTGCAGCTCTTTTTATTTCTTGTCTGGCTGCTGTATTTAAAGAATATTGTACACCTGTTTGTGGGCCCATAGATCTTAAATAAGCTAATTTATTATCTAATCTTTTAAGTGACGCTTTTAATGGGTCAACACTTTCTGTTGAAAAAGTTCTCCATTTAGCAAAATCTGGTAACTTAGCGCTCCACGCTCCTTTTACCGTTTGTCCAAATGCAGGTAATACTATTCTTGTGCCAAGTTCTTTAACTAATAATTCACCACCTCTGTTGGCTAATCTAAATGGAACTTCTATACCTGGTATCCTTGCGGCAACTTTAGAAACTGGGGTAACAACTTTGTCAACTGCTTTAGCTCCTATACCTAAAGCAAAAGCTCCAGGCTTATATAGTCCGTATTTAGCACCAATAGGTAGTGCTTTACCTGCTAATGCAAATCCAACACCAATCGTTGTACCTTCTGCACCATACTTTAACTTGTTTATAAATCTGGCTGCAGCTAAATCTCTACCTGTTTTTCCTTCTTCACTGACAGGTTCATAAAAAAATGTTGGTCTACCAGGTTCTGCAACTAAAGCTTCTGCTGCTCCTAATGATAAACCTCCTTGACCAGATCTTCTAGCAATACTTGTACCAAGTTTAGCTGATCTTCTTAAAAATTTATTTTCTATGCTAGATAAAGTTTTTCTAAATCCTGCATATGTTTTACGAAGATTACCTAGTTTAGGTATTTGATTTACAAGTTTTAAAGTTATTGTGCTTGGTACACCATATTGTATACCTAATCTTGCAATGTCACCTGTAAGAGTTTTAGGACTACCATGATTTTCTACAAAGTCTCTAGATACTTTACTTAGATTTTGTGTAAAGTTAGTATCAAAAGCATAATCAACAGGTATGGTTAATAAATTAGCAAGACCCTCTCCGATGTTAGTAGTAGCGCCTACAACAGCGCTTTGAATTTCTCTTCCTGCCGTTGTTTCATCTTCGTCTAAATCATCTTCTGTTAGAGGTTTAAGACCTTTATCTTTTCTTTGTTTATTAACAAAGTCAAAGGCCAAGGAGAAACCTAAAAGATTTAGATCTCTTCTAAATAAATCTAGAATGGCATCGCCTTGTGTTTTAGGTCTTACAACTTTTACTTTGTCGCCAGAATTTGTTTCAAGAACATTATTTCTTTCGTCATTCTCTTTAACAGCTTGTGTGAATTGCTCTAATGAAATGTCAATCGCCATTAGGCCTCCTGTGGTAATACTAATTCAACTCCGTACTTGCTATTAAAATTATCTACATCTGCTTGTGTTGCTATTGAGGCAAAATCAGCAAGGGCCTCATAACTGTTAGCTAATAAATTTACAATATCATCGCCTATCTCTTTTGGTAATCTTGCTCTTAATTCATCATAAGTTACTTGCATAGGCATTGGTCTTGCAGGTTCAGTTATGGTTTCTGTTGTAACATCTTCTTGTACCATCTCCGTTAAGCCACCCTCTGCTTTGTTAACTCTACCACCGTCTTTTTTGGTATTTATACCTGATAATCCTTGATCAAAACTTTTTACTATGTTTAATAAATATTGAGCAACTGCTGCTTGTAATTCTTCAGCAGTAGGATCTCTACCTAGTTGTTTTTCTAAAGCATCAGACACCGCATATTGTGCAGCTTCAATAGTTGCTGGGTTTAATATTCTAAATTTAGAAGCTTTGTTACCACCCTGTGCTACATCTAATCTAGAGTAATCTCTTGCTTCTGTTAGTTCTCTAATTTTATTTTGATCTGGATTTGGTTTTTTATTTTCATTTGCTATTTGTTCATTGTAGTAAGTATCAATAACATCTAGAGAAATTTCCGTAGCTGTTTTTTTATCAGCTTTCATCTTGCCTATTTCAAATTCTGTTTGTGCACCTGTTAATGTTCTAGCTAGATCCTCTCTGTTTTGTAATGCTTTTTGTCTTCTAGTGTCAATCGACTGTCCAAGATCAACTCCTAGTTTTGCAAGAGGTTGTGATGCTGAAGCAAGTGCTCCACTAATACCACCTCTTTCAGCAGGTCTGCCTAATATATCTAAACCAGCACTAGCAATTCTTAAGTAATCACCAGTTGTTAAACCTTGTTCTTCAGGCATAGGTATTTGTTCTTTTATTCTTTCATAAAAATCTAATACTTCACCACCATTATCATAACCAGGTCTACCTAAACCAGATGCAATACCAGTACCATAACTAGATACTTTACCGCCTCTAAACATTGGTCTTCTTAATATTCTACTCATTATCTTCCAAAAGGTTTAAACCCTAATGCTCCTGCTAATCCTGCACCACCAATACCTAATCCTAATAATTGTTGTGTAGCACTTGGCGGAGGTGTTGATTGAACTTGTGTTGCTGCTGGGAATCCACCAATCACTGATGCTAATTGTGGTCCAATTAATCCTAATTGTGTGTAATCTGCAAAGGCCGCTTCTCTAGCTGCTTCTTGATCTGCTGCTAGTCTAGCTTGATCTACTTGTCTTTGTTGTGCACCTAGTGCTTGTTGAAACTGTCCTAAACCTTGTCTTGCCTGAAGATCCGCTGCTGCCGCTTGTCTAGCTTGGTTAAATCCAGCTTCTCTTAATCTAGCTTCTTCTACTGCTCTAGCTATGTCTGCTGTTGCTTGATATTCACCTAGTGATGCTGCTTCTCTACCACCACCAAAAGCTCCAGCTTGTGCTGCTCTTTGTCTTAAAGATGCAATGCCTTTTTGTTGTTCTCTATCCATAGCTGCAAGTGAAGTATCAATAACTTCTTGCTGATATGGTGACATAAATTGTTTGTATGCGTCGGGTCCTACTAAACTATCTAAGCCTGCTGCGGCTGCTGTTGCTTGTTGTTCTAAAGCTGATTGATCTTGTACAAACTGTCTGCCTGTATATGTGGCTGTAGGAATAGGAGTTTTAAGAAGTTGTAACCCTCTATCTGTAATACCTAAACCAGCTGATTCTACAAATGGTTCTCGTAGCTGTCGTGTTATTGTTTCTGCCATTATATTTTTCCTTCCAGACTATACATCATATCATACATTCTTTTTGCGCCTTTGTTAACACTTCCTCCACCTGCTGCTCTAACTGCATCTGCAGTCATTACAAATTCATTTTTACTTAATCTTGCTGGCACATCATCAGCTCTCTCTTTAGAACCTTCTGGTATAAATCCTCCACCTCTCATATCTTTTTCCATTATACCACCATCAGCTTTACCTTGACTTTCATCAGCAAAAGTCATTTCTAACATTAATAATTCTTCTTCTTCATCTGGACTTAAAATACCTTGTTTTTGTTTATTTATTAAAAAAGAATATCTAGCTCCTGGAGTTCCACCGTTAGCTGCTTTTAAAATACCACCATCAGCCTTTTCTTCTCTTTTTTTCTTTTTTCTTTTTCTCATCATACCTTTACTACCCTCATCTTGATCATAATAATCTAAACCTGGTTTAGTACCAGTTGGTCTGCCCCCTTCCATAAAAAATGGAAATGGTAAGTTTTGAGGATCTAATACTTCACCACCATTAGCTACTTCTAAAATACCCTCTCTTCTTTTAGGTTTTGGCATTTTATCTAAAAAAAAATTTCCTTTTGGAACTTTAGGAAAGAGTGATGGTCCTGGTTTTTTATCATCATCGTCCATTGGCTCACCTTTTTTTCTTCTTCTTACTTTACCACCATCTTTCATACCAGCTTTTTCTCTAGCTACAAATTCTGAAAAAGACATAGGTGTTACTCCCATTTCTTCCATTTCAAAAACATATTGCTCGTACATGTCTTCTATGTCACTTTTTGCCATTTGCATAATACCTTCACCAGATCTTTTACTCATTCTATCAAAAGTTTCTCTAGCTGCCTTAGCTGCATCCTCTGGAGACATACCCATATCTAAAAACCCTTCGTAAAGTTGTTCTAAAATTCTTTCGTTATTTATATCTGATGCCATCTCACCAAAAGGCACACCTTGATCTTTCATAAAATCTAAAATATCTAGATCTTCTGTTTCTTCTTCTATTTCTACTTCACCACCTCTAGCAAATCTTTTAAACTCTGCTGGTGCTACACCACCAAATGGTATACCAAAAGCTTGTTCAACTCCAGATTTAGCAGCTAACATAGCCTCTACAAAATCAGGTTTTTCTTTTACTACACTTACCTCTACTGGTTCATCTTCATTTTTATCTTTAGGATCTTTAGGTTTTTCAGGAGGAATCATTATGTCATCATCTTTAGGTTTTCTTCTCAAATTACCACTCATTTGTTTTGCTATAGTTTCTGGAGCTTTCATTTTTGCTCTTATTGCCTTTAATGCTTCTACAAGACCACCTTCATCATACCCATATCTGTCTAACATACTATTCACGTAATCATCCTCATAACCAGCATTTTTATATATGTTAAATATTGCTGTTCTTCTTTTTGTTTTATCTAGTACACCTTGTTCTCTTAAATTTCTATTGTACTCATCTAATTCTTTTTGTCTAATTTCTGCAAATCTCGCAGATTGATCTAATGCTGTTTGTGCACCAACTGTTTTTAATAAACCTGCTCCTTCAATTGCTGCTTGTCCTTTTTGTGCGCCTGCACCTATTTTTTGAGCAAAAGTTAATTCGTCTGCAAAATCAACAGCTTGAGTTGGACCAAATTTTTGACTTACTGCTCCTAGTCCTTGTGATAAAGCTTCTGGAGCTGCAGCTAAAGCTGCTGTTCTTAATAAATCTGCATCTTCGTCTGTTGCTGCTGCTGTTCCGGCTGCAAGTAAAGCATCTGTAAGAATTTTGTTACTAAATATACCTTCTTTAGCAAGAGTAGCTGGACCAAAATAAGCCGCTAAAAAAGGCAACGCTGGCTTAATTTCTTTAGGTATTATTTTCTTTGCTATTTTACGAACTGGTCTGAATATTTTTTTTATTAATCCCATAATATGTCTCTAATTAATGTAGTGAAATGCAAGGCTGCAACGCTTGATATATGCAGTATCTTACATTTTACTTGTTTTTTTAGTCCTCGTCAATCACTGATATTTGAAGCTGTACCTATAGGTAATGACTCTACAGTTACTTTTACATCTCTTCTGATGTGCTCAGATTGCGTGGAACTATTAGGATTTTGTACATCCTGCATAGCTTCTGCATCAGACATGTACTCTTTTCCTGTTACAGTGTTTGTTAATGTAACTTCTGATTTAGGTGTAATAACAGGCACTCTTTTACCATCTATTATTTCATACCTTACAGAAGCTTCTGTTTCTACAAACGGCATTATCTGTCCTCCCTGTTGATTTCTAATACTGATGCAACAACATCGACTGCACCACTGGTTGCTTGTACCTTTAGTATTTCACTTTCCTCCATGATCAAAGGTTCTGTTAACACTTGTTCTTTTTGACCAGAGGTTAAACTAACATCGTTATCTATTACAAAAGCTGTGCCTGATGCATTAGTTAAAGTTACTTTTACAACTGCTGAACCTGCAGCATCTTCTGCTGCATTTATAGATTTAACAATAGCTCTTGCATTAGATGGTACTGTGTAAAGTGTAGTTAGATCTGTGTTTGTTAAACTTGCTTTTTTATTTAAATATATATTTGCCATTAACCTAATCCTAACCAAGTAAATCGTTCTTGGTCTTCTTTTTGTTGTCTTAAAAATGTAGAGTTTAATTGTTCTACTACAGAAGCCAAAGCTCTGTTAATTTGTCTTTGGTTATCTTCTGTGTATTCTTTTTTTGGTTCTGGTAATCTTACTACTATCTTTGCCATTATCTTCTTCCGTCTGGTTGTAGATCAGCTTGGAATGTACCAAATCTCCAAGACTCACCTGCTCCTGTGTTTTCTATTTTTAAATTTGCATATCGTCCTCTAGCTCTTGTATCTACTTTTGTAGTTGCAGATGTAATTGTAAAAGGACTTAATGTTGTAGCTGTTACATCTTCTGATGGATAGTCAGAAACAGATATAGTTACTTGATTATTACCGGTCAATACTTTGAAGTTTGGTAAAAATCTACGCATAGCCAAAAAGTATTCTCCAATACCTTGATCTGTTTGTAAAGCAAAATTGTATGATTGTATAAAAGATAGTAAAGCTGTTGTGCTACCATCAGGATTAACTTGATCTGTTCCTATCTCGTGTTCAAAAAATACACTTTGACCTAGTCCTGTTTCACCTACGATTACAGGAAAAGTTCCTGTAGCTGAACTATTATAAGCTGTTGCGTAAGGTTTAGGATAAACAAGAGAGTCAATCCAAGTTGTTCTGTTAAAGTTAGCGTTTGTATTATTATACCAGTTACCCATTTCACCTGGCGGTGCTTTTGCACCATAATTATAAATTACAGATCTATCATTAAACGTAGCTCCTGATGATGGGTACCACCATAGAACTTCTGTAAACAAATTGTTTATACCTGCACATATTTGTTGGCCTTTTGTTGTATCAATATTGTCATAAACAAAATCTTCTACTGAACAAGGTAGTGAGTTAACGGTACCATCAAAAGAAAAGAAACCATTGTTAGACATCCAGTATGCTACACCATCTATCTCTACAGCTGCATTCTGTCCTATTAATCCACAGTTTGTACCTACTTGTTCAAAACCAAATGTAAAAGGTGCACCTACAAACTTCATTGTGTAAAGTGCATTGTCTGTCCAAACAAGAATATTTTCTTTTGCAACTAATGCTCCAACGATCCGCGTTCCGTCTTGAAGTCTTTGTGAACCAGCTGTATTAGTTGCTTCAATAGTATACTCGTTAATACTTTCATCGGCAGAGAATCTAATAAACATATCGTCTTGTGTTGCCGGTGTGCCGATTGTTACTTCTGTTCCAAAGTGAATTAAGTGTCTTGTTGTTGGTGATATTAAAGTTGTTCTAGTTGCCGTTGGATTATTAGATGTAGCAAATCCAGAGGTTGTTGTTGATGCTCTGTTGCTTGTTGGACTAGCAACACCGGCGTTCCATGTAAATGTTTTACCATTTAATATTGTAGCTACTAAAACTTCACCAAAAGAATTTAAAGACCAAAGACCAGGTTCAAGTGTAACAGCTGATGCGGTCACCGCTTCTCCAAAACCTGTAAAGTCTGTGGCATTAGTTACTGTAGAACCGTTTGCATGCTCTACGTCTGCTGTTCCGCCTTGTGCTCTTGTTACACCAGATATTGTATTTGTACTTGTGTTGTTACCAGAGTAAGTCATTAACTCACTGTTAATTAATAAAGTTCCTGTTGATGGTAATACAGATGAATCAGTTACAACAAAAGATGTTGCACCTGCAGCGATTACACCACTGTTGTTAACTGTCGTTGTTCCAACACCTGTAATCGTACCACCATAGTTACCGATACCAAAACCATAACCATAGTTTTGTGCGGCTGGACCAACAGGTTCGTAAGGTTTTAAAGTAATGCTACCGCCTGTAGCTACTGTACCACTTGCAGCCGATCCCATTGTAATTGTAAAAGTTGTTGGAGTAGGAACTGTTATAACTTGAAATTTTTTATCTTCAAAGTCTGCTGCTGTATAACCTGTACCGCCAGGTAATGTTACATTATCAAATAAAACGATATCACCTTCATTTAGATTATGTGCAGCTGAAGTTGTTATTGTAACTGTTGTTGTAGAGTTTGTTGAAAGTGTTGCACCAGTAATGTCAGCTTTTAGGGGTGTGATGTCAAATAATTGTCCTTCAAAATATACAAGTAAAAATTTATCTGTGCCTAAAGCTACATATCTATTTCCATCTAGATCTACAAACGCAAACTCTTTTCTTACTACACCAACTATTGTATCTGTTAATAAAGATTGCCAGCCACCAATTTTTTCTGGTAGTCCATATCTAAATCTAGTTAAGTCTGAATCTGTCCAACGTCCAACAGCACCGACAGAAGTATCCTGTCTATCTATACCTGGCGCAAATTTAATTTGTTGAAGAGCCATGTGTTAGCTCCTATGCTGTGTTTGTTTTATAAGCCCAACCTCTAGTAGAATCAACATAAACTAAAGTGATAGCTTGGCCATTTGTGCTTAAAACTAAGTTGGACGTTCCTGAGTTAATTGGTTGACCATTTCTATCAATGGTTAAGTTATTAGATTGAAATGTACCTCTAGTATCAATAATAGTAATTTCATCACCTACTGCTGGAGATGAAGGTAGATCAATTTCTATTGGGTTGGCTGTCGTGTTAGCAAAAATTTGTGCACCAGCTACAGCTGCATATGGTGAGTTAGAGTCAGTTATAGTTGCATAACCTTTTTCTATAATTCTTGTTGTTGTGTTTGTACCATCAGAAACACAAAGTAAAGTTGCTCCTGGGGGAACAGGTTGAGATGTACCACTAGCTGTTAATACACTTAATGTTCTATTAGATGTCCCTCTAACTGTTTCATCACTTATGATCCAAACTCTTTCAGATCCTGATGGCATTGTTAAAGTTCTATCTCCACCTAAAGTTCCAGATAGTTTTAAATAAAAGTTTTTACCATTTGATGTTGCACCATCTGATAAAAGTAAAGTTACACTTGCACCAGCCATATCAATGTTTTGATATCCACTAGCGCTTTGTTCTAAAATTTGTAAGTTAGTATTTGTGATAGTACCCCAAAGACCAGCTTTTTCTCCTGTTGCTACTATCTCTAATTTTAAATCTGATGAAAATGTTGATGCCATAATTTTAACTTGGATCTATTGGTGTCCAAACCATATTTGCTCCTGGAACTATTTCGTTCCATGTTATTATACCTACGTCATTTGTAGCCACAGTTAATGGTGAACCATTAGGGCTTACAAGTGCTTCTCCCGTTACTGTAACATTTCCAGTCGCTAACGTCAATGCGTTTCCTGAGACAGGGGCATTAGCATCAGCAGTAACTGTGATTGTACCAATACCTAATGTTAATGGGTTAGCTGTAACACTAAAATTAGCCTCACCTGTAATACTTAAAGTACCAAGGCCTAATGTTAATCTGTTTGGATCTGCATCTTGGGTAACAGCGTCCGCTATAATACCTACACTACCAATCGTAACTGTTAATTGATTGGCTGATAGACTTACCGTAACGTCGTTATCCGGTCCTGATGTAGCAAAAGGTAATGCTGATATTGCGTCAAATCCTAAACTCATAGGGATTTATACCATTTTTTATAAAGATAGAATAGTTAATTTTATTTAAAAGGAGGTCCACCAAACCACATTACTAGTGATTTTCTATTGCCTTTAGTGACTGGGGTAACTCTGTGTCTTATAAAACTTGCAAAAAATATAGCATGACCTCTTTTCATTCTTGGTCTTGCAGCATCATCTATCATTTCTAAATCGCCACCTTCAAAATCGTTTTCATCAGATAACAAACAAGTCATAGATATTTTTCTTACTGGAGGTTGTGCTCGCATATCAGTGTCATTATCAGTATGCCACTCATAAAATGCACCTTCAGGATATTCTGTGTATTGTGCGTTTTCTGTAAGTTGAATACCATCAAATCCAAAATGATTTATATTGATATTTTTAACCCATTGTTCAATCTTTTGATACATAGGTGCTGTTTCTGGATTATTAAAAGGTAACCATGAAATAGTTGTAATTCTTTTTTTACTATCATTAACACCGGTGCTGTCAACGTCTGGACTTTCTGTTTCTTTCTTTTTAGTTGATGTTCCAACTTTTGCATCTTGTGAAGGCATACTCTGTCCTATTCTAATAATATGATCACACTGTTCTGGTGTAAAGATAGCTTCGTTAGTAGCAACAATATATGATTTCCATCTAGGTTCTAATAATATCATTGTGCCCACACATTCTTAATAGCTTGTTGCTTATGTTGACCAAAATATTTTCTTCCGTCCATAGCAAAAGATGTATATCTCCCTTTGGCTCTTACGTAATGTAAAAATACTTGCATACATTTTTCTCCAGAATAAGGTTCTCTCCAATGAGAGTATGCACAGCCTTCGTATGCTGCAGCAGATCCTGGTTTTGTAATTAATGACATTGGTTTTGCATTTGGATCTTCCATGTAGTTTGTCGTGTTTGGATCCGTTGGTTTAGACATATCTAATTTATGAAACCATATAGGCCAATTTGTATTATCAGCAAAAATATTTAAAGTAACAGACACTTCACAAGAAGGTCTATCACTATGTCTTTTTAATTCTCCACCTTTGTAATACATTCTTGAAAAAGAATATGTAGGTAATAGTTCTTCACCAAAAGCTTTTTCTACTAAAGACTTTTTAGTTTTTAAAAAAGTTTCACTTAATGGATCACCATATACAGCAACTGAATCATTACATTGTCCACACGCTTCTAATGAAGGTTCTCTCACTAACCAATAGTTATGTGCTACTCTTAATTCTTCTTCGTTTAAAAAATTATTTATTGTTTTTATCATCTTTTATTTTATCTTTTACTAAGTCTGTTTTAATTTTACCCTCTTTTGCTAATCTTTGAGCTGTCATTATTTGAGCAGCAATATTTTTTGCCCCATCAGCATCATTAGCTTTATCAAAAAATTGCCAAGTTTTAAAGAGTCTTTTTGGTAGTGAGTCTTGTTGATGTGTATTAACATTTTCTTTGTCAAAGTTAGGATCTGATCGAACTATCTCATGTTTAAGTTTAGACCATAATCTTAACTCTCTCATTCTGTCTTTAGCTGTTAACAACATATCTGCTCTAGCAAATAATTTTTCATCCATCTTAATTAGTAATAATTCTTTTTCTAAATCGTCTTTTTCTTCTGCTATATCTCTTTCCAGTTTCTTTATTTCGATTTCATTTTTTCTAAAATCAAAAGATAAAAAAACCATTTGTTCAAAAAACACATTCTGTTCTCTTACTGCTTGCCAATACTTAGAAGCTGGTGTTGGATGTTTAAGATCGTTTAAAACGGATATTCTCATTTCTGTTTCTGTTCTAAACATTTGTTTTTTAACCCATGAATCTTGTAATTCATTTTTCATAGATTTAAAATCTTTGACTTCATCATCACTTAATATACTAGATAAGTGTTCATCCATTGGCATCAATGGATTTATTTTCTTCTTTGACATTTTAATTTACACCTTGCATTAGATTAACTGTTAACACATGTATACATGATTTGGCTACCATTTGTCAATCGGACAGGACTGTTTTTTTCCTCTTGCTTTTAAGGGCATAAAACAATTACATATTTTACAAAAACCATAATTATAATTTTCGCATTTTTTACACACCATTATTCTTTCTTTAAAAGACCTTATTTTATTTTTTTTTTTTCTGAATTTCTTTTAGAATTTTCGAGTTTAGGGTCTTCTTTAATCATTCTCTCAAGAGTAGAGAGTTGACCATAAACATTCATCTTATCTATGAAAGGAGAATCTTTACTCAAAGATTTTTTTCTATTTTCAAACTGATACTTGTAACTTAAAGCTTGATGTGTGTTTACATTTTCTTTGTCAAAAGTGTTATTATCATATTTCTTTTTTAAATCAGACCACATCTTTAATTCTCTAATTCTATCTTTTGCAGTTAATTCAAAATTAGATTTATCAAATAATCTTTTTTCTAATCTAATTTGATATCTTGCTTTTTTAATTCTATTAGTTTCGTTTTTAATTTTTTCTTCTAGTTCCTCAATATACAAATCATTGTCTCTATATTGGAAAGATAAACCTATTAATTCTTTAAAATAAACATCTTGCTCTCTGACACATTGCCAATATTTAGATGCTGGTGTTGGATAATGAGCATCATTTAAAACTGAAAACTCTGCTTCTGTTTCAGTTCTATAAATTTGTTTTTTTGTCCAAGCGTCTTTTAACTCTGGAATTAACGACTTAAAAGTTTCTAGATCTTCTTTCTCTAATAAAACGTCTATTTTTTGTGCAGCATCTTTAGTTGTGCTAACAACGTCAAATTTTTTTGTATCATTCTTCATCACAGTATATTGGTTATAGTTATAGGTTATAACAGAAAAGTCAAGATTAGTCTAATGATATGTCTTTTGCTACAATAGATGGGGCTGTTGTTGTCCATAATTCTACATCAGTTGTATCAGGAGAGCCTCCTGCATAGAATGCTGATGTTGGTGTTCCTGAATGTGATCCACTAGTTTTAGAACCACTTTTTGCAGTTCCTGCTGACCAACTAGATCCATTCCAATTAAAAGCATCTGTTCCATCAACATAAATTCCGTTGTTTCCTGATGGCATGCCTGCTCCAGCAAAACTAACTGGACTTGGTGCAGATGTTGTTGGAAAATTTCCTGGTGATGTTGACCAGCTAGTTCCATTCCAAGTTTCAGTTGTATTTATACTAGCACAATAAGGGGGTGAACATCCTGCAAATGCAATTCCTGATGGGAAAGTTCCACCACTACCGCCGTTTGATCTGTTTGTGTTTAAAGCTGGTGCTGATGCCCAGGCTGTTCCGTTATAAGTATTAGAAGCACCTGGAAAACCTGTTGGGGGAGAAGCAGCTAAACCACCTGATGCAATTATATTTTCTCCAGTTCCTGCAGAAAAACCATATCTTCTTCCATCAGGCATTGTAGCTTCACTTGACCAAGCAGATCCATTCCAACTTGCAGTGCTCGTTAATCCTTCACCTGACCCTGGACCGTTTCTACCTCCAGCTGCTAATGAAGAGGATGCTCCTCCTGAATCATTATTACCAAAAAGTGCTGTCGCTTGATAAGGCATAGTAGGCGCGTTTGCCCAAGCAGAACCGCTCCAAGTTTGACTTTGATTAGAACCACCAGGTTGTGCAGATGTTCCACCTCCAAAAATAAAACCTCCTGTTGCTGTACCCGTGCCTCTAGCCTGATTTACAGCTGTTGCCAAAGCTGGTCCTGATGCCCAAGACGATGATCCAGCTTGAGCTGTAAATACTTTTAATTTTTCTGTTGTTGAATTATAAAAAACTTCTCCCTCTTGAGCTACCGGCGGATCTGCCGATACAAATTTTACTGAAAAACCTTTGATGCCTTTGTATGTAGTCATATTTTTATATTACCCTCATATTGTGTTAAAGTAAAGTTATGTCAACAGGTCTTGGATTTGGCACAGTTATTGCATCTTCTTGTTCAGAATTCTCTGCTTGAGCCACTAAAGGTCCAATCTCTGCATCCCATTTTTGTTGTTCTTTTGTAACTTCTTCATCAATCATAGTTTGTGCTTGTTGTTTTGTTAAAGGGACACCATTTACTTTTCTCATCCATTTATTTCCAGCCTCATTATTTTCAACTGCCCAGATGTCTCCAGTGTAACAACGTTTGAAAAATTGTGCACTTTCGTCGTGTTTTAAAAAATTTCCTCCATAACTTTTTGCGTGCATGTATTTATAATCCATAATTAATTATTCTCCGTTAATAACCAACCTTGTGTAGCATCAATGTAAACTAACATGAAGGCAGCTCTTTCTGTTGCTACAGTAAGATTAGAAGCGTCTCCTTGTATTTTATGACTGTTTCTATTTACTGTTAAATTGTTTGTATCAAAAGTTCCAGCGTAATCAATAAAAGCAACTTGATCACCACGTGCTGCTGTTCCAGGTAATGTTGCTGCAATAGCTCCTGATGTTGTATCAACAAAATATCCTTCACCTGCTACTGCTGTAAAGTCGCCAGTTTTTGTAGCTTGCCAAGATATAGCTTGAAGCGGTTCTGCAAAAGTATTATCGCCTCTAAGAAATGTTGTGCTATTTTTAGTTCCTGTTGCTGTTAATTTTGCTAATGAAACTGTGTTGTCAGTAGGAACTCCTACATCTAAAACTGAACCAAACACTAAAATAAAATCTATACTATCTGATCCAGATAATGTGCTTGAGAATACTATGTTAGATCCAGATAAGGAAAATGAAGTACCGGGATTTTGAATTACGCCGTTAAGACTAACTATCATCTGATTAACTGACTCCGGGGTAAACGCTACACCACCATTGGTTAAAGCATAAGTTGCAGTCGATGATGCTGTAATAGCATCTAGCTTTACAAAATTCCCTGTAGCAACTCCTTTTCCAATATATGGCATAACTTATCCTAACTAAACGCCGGCGATGATAAACTAGCCAACGCCGCTCCTGTATATTCTGCAACTCTTGATCCTGGGTATGGGGGATTACCACCACCAATTAATAGTCCAGTCGAACTTCCTCCGCCCGTATTTCCACCGCCACTTACTCCACCTAAGCTTCCAGGAAATGCTGGTAGAGGTGAATAACTTTGATCAGCAGCCCAAGATGTTCCATTGTACAATTCTGATGTGCCATTAGCCGGCCCTACAGCTAATACACCAGTATTAGTTGGACCATTAGCTGTTCCTATTTTTGTTCCCTCTGGTCTACCTGTGCTCATGGCTGGCTCTGCCGACCAAGAACTTCCATTCCATTCAACTGTTCCTTTGCCACTTGGTGCATAACTTCCACCAAAATGTAAAATTGCTGTAGGTGGTCCTGCTGAAGCCACGTATTGTGTTGCAGTTGGTCCATCAGGAGATGTACTCCAAGATGTTCCATCATAAATTTGTGATTTAGCTGTTGCTGATCCTCCTGGTGCATGCCAACCACCATGTAAAAAAGCTGTAGATATTGTTCCATGACCATGTCTGTTACTAATAGTTGAAGCATAATAATTCATAGTAGCAGGGGCAGCCCAACTTGTTCCGTCCCATTCATATGAAATTGTAGTCGCAGAATAACTTGGTCCTAAAGGTGCATTTGGTCCACCAGGATTTCCGTGACCACCGCCTGAAACTCTTGCAGATTGTGTTCCTATTGCACAACAAGAAGAATTAGCGTAAGGAAAATTTGTTTCGTTAGACCAAGATGTTCCGTTAAATTCTAAATTATCATATCCTCTTGCTCCGTTATCTCCACCTGTTCTAGGGTGACTACCATAACCACTAACAGCATAAAATGAGTTTGTGCTTGTACCATTAGCTGACCAACCTGTAGCTCCATAAGGAATTGAAGTTCCAGCTGTCCAAGCGGCAGCACCTAATAAATAGGATTTAAATATTTTTAAATCTGTTCTTAACCAAACATCACCTTCATTAGGTGATGGAGGATCTGATGTTACAGCTGGCACACTTAGAGTTACTGCTGGAGATATATTAGATTGAGCTATGGTTGCTGGACCAATCTGAGTTGTAGTAATAGTTGCTGGTGCTATATCTGCAGCCGTAATTGTAGCGGGAGCGATTTCACTTGTTGTAACCGCATCTGCTGTTATGCCTCTTTGTTTAATCTTTACTATAGTCATTTTATTCCGTTATAGTTATATTATGTGGTCTTTCCCTTGGCGGTTCTTTTTCATAGCTATCATCAGGTAATGCATCCCAAGCTTCTTGCTGAGAAGTAACTGCTGCATTAACTATAGCTTGAGCTTCCTCCAAAGTTTTAGGAACTCCACCGACTTTAGTTCTCCATGCTTGACCTGTTGCATTATCTTCAACTTGCCATACATTTCCAGGATAACCCGATGCTTTTAAAGGTTGAGCATTTTCTTGCTCTTCATGAGTTATGAAACCTTTGCCTGTGTTAGTTGCTGTACAATATATTTTTGCCATATGTCCTCCTTAATTTAAATCTACGATAGCGTTTCCATCAGACCACTCAAAAGTTGTTCTTGATTGGCCTCCTGGGTTATTTGTTGATGGATTTGATCCACCATAAGTTAGTCCTGATCCTGAAGATGCTGTATTTCCAGCCGTTGCTGAACCCATAGAGTATCTTGCTGATGGAATTGCAGTATCTGTTGACCATGAAGATCCATTATATTTTTGAACAGTTGTTGTTGTATTAAATCCTGGGGGAATTTCATAACCAGTCAAATAAAAGCTATCTGCGTCAGCCCCAAAATTTATTCCATTACCTTGTTGTGTTGATGGTTGAGCTGGTGCGGCTGGGAAAGTTGACCATGATGATCCATTCCATTCATAACCTATACCTGGATATGGTGAACTTGGAGCATTTCTACCACCAGCAAATGCAAAATTAGTTGGAGGACCTACCGCCGTAGCTCCTGCTTCAGTAATAGCTGTTGGTAATGCTGTTCCTGTTGCCCAAGTTGATCCATTATAATCATAAACAGTGCTTGAAGCAGATGGAGTGCTTCCACCTATAATCTTTCCATCTGGAATAGTTCCTTGACCCATACCAAGATATTCTCCTGCTGGTAATGCTCCACTTGCAACGTGAGATGTTCCATTCCATTCATTTGTATCTGTTCTAACTGGTCCACCAGGATTTAATCCTCCTGCAAACCAACAATTAGACCCAGGTGCACCTGTTGATGATGTAATTCCTACAGTATTTCCTGTTGGATAAGCAGGTCCTGTTGACCATGCAGACCCATCATAAGATTGAGTTGTACTTAAATAGTATGGTGAAGGTGATCCTCTATATCCTCCGCAAGTCGTTGCATCAGTTTGAGTTCCACATCCCTGTGTGTTTGAATATCCATTTGGTGCATTATGCATATCACCACCTGTAGACCAAGTTAAAGGTCCTGATAAAAATGCTTTTAAATTTCCTGGTGCAGATAAATCTGTTCTAAGAAACATATCTCCAACACTTAAACTTGGTGTTGGCGGGTTAGAAGTAACAGCAGGAACTCCTAAAGGAACTGCTGGTGAAATTTGAGTTGTTGTAATTGTGCCAGGAGCAATATTAGGGGCAGCGACTGTAGCTGGAGCGATCTGTGTAGTTGTAATAGTTCCAGGTGCTATGTTACTAGCTGCAACAGTAGCCGGTGCAATATCACTAGACGCAACAGTAGCTGGTGCAATTTTTGCAGACGTAACTGCGTCTGCAGCTAAATTAACTGTATCAACTGCTCCAGGCGCAATGTCTGCGCTTGTTAGCGGTATATCTGTTGGTGTTCTGCCTACATATCCCATTTATAACTCCTTACGAACTAATTGCATCTACCGCTGATACCCAAACATCACAAGAACTTGCAGTGTCAGAAACTACTTTTAAAGCGTCTCCTGATTCTACCACAAATTTTGCTCCTCCATCTAAGACCTGTAAAGATCCGCCTGAAGGTATTGGCGCACTCTTCACAAGATAAATGTCGTTAGAACTATCATTAATATAACAGTCTACACTTATTGTGTTTCCTGTAACATTAGCGAGTGATATTCCAACAACAGTATCAAATGAATTAGCAGTAAATATCGTAGCAGGGGATGTCCCTACCGCGTTGCTTGTGTATCTACGAAAATTTTGTGCCATATTACTCCTTTTATTATAATGCTATTGCCATTGCAATTGCAAATCCTGCGCTTGCCGCTCCTACCGGCGTTCCATCTGCATCAAGAAAAACTGATTTACTAGCTGGTAATGTACAAAATACATCTTTAGTTCCAGCAGAAAAA